GTTGCCACGACGGCCTGCTGGCATCATTGATGGAACTACCTTGCCACCTGCTGGCTTAGATGTGTCCTTCTTGCCTTCGACTGGCTTTGACATTGGCGCTGCTGCGCGAGATCCCTTGTTCATATTACACCTCCTCTGCTTAAGCTGCGCCGGTGATACCAGCGAGTAGTTGGGCTATATCGGGTTTTTGACCAGCAGCAGGGGCCATACCACCTTGTTCTTGTGGAGGTTGCGCTGAGGCTGGGGCGGGGGCCGCACCTGCCGCTGGAAGTTGTTGTTCCATACCTAGTGCCATAGGTGGCATCTCTTGGGCTGGAGGTTGTGGTGGTGGTGCAAACGCTTTTTCAATAACTGATTCTAGCGATTGGCCCTTTTGCCGACCTTGGATAACAGTTGCAATGCGGGAGATAATCTCACTAGGGTCCTGGCCTTGCGCTGCAAGGGACGGAATGGCTTGAGCATACTGAGCAACAGCCACGCGCAAAGAATCGCGCATTTCTTCGATATCAACACGTTGTTCCTCCTGCGTAACATTCAAGTCCATAGGAATCTCACGACGTACATAGTCACGAGATACGAGCTTGTCTGAGCGCATTTGTAGTAAAGCAATGATGGCACGGTTTGGGTCCATACCAGACATAATTCCATAGCGTACATCTACGCCGTACTCACCCTTAATGTCACGAGATGGTGTGTACTTTAGAATGTAAGGTGTTCCGTCATCTGTTCCCTTGATGGTCTTTGGAATACCACCAAATACTTTCTCATCTGCTTCAAAGCAAATAGAGATAAGTTCTTGGAACATACGAGCAAACTGTGCTTGTGCTGACTTGATCTGTGTATCAAAGCCAGCCTGTAGTGCCTGTACACCGCGACCAGTTACTACTGATGCGTCGATGTTACCTGAACGAGACTCTGGGTAACGAGAACCAAGGCGTAGTTCACGCTCTAGTACACCTGATTCTTGGAAGACTCCAGGTGGTAGTTCTAGTGGAACACGACGAATACCTTGTGGGTTAGCAGAACGCATAATTGAATCTGGACCAAGAGCAAGTTCTTGCACATCTTGTGGGATAGCAATAGGTGCTTGGATAGACTTTTCTGCTGCTTGGATCTGCAAAATTGCAAAACGAGCACGAGCTAACTGTACAGATAGAACATCATCAAACTGTCCACGTGCTTCTCCATCAAGAGATGAACGCATTACGACAGAACCCATTGGCTTACCTAGGATGTTAGGTGTACGAGATAGAACAAGATTCTTACGCTCTGGTAGATAGAGCAGATCTTGGTCCTTGTCGTGGTATTTGACCATTGAGATATAAGGAGAAGAAAGAGCGTACTGGTTCTTACCTAGGATTAAATCGTAATACTCTGGGTACTGTGCAGCTAGTGTCTCTGCATCAGTAACGATAACCTGAGTAACAGACAACATACGTCCATAACGATCTAGCTCTGGATAGGTACCGAATGGGTTGAGCATACGGATACGAGGATTGTTGTCATCGAAATCCATTTCAACCATACCAATACCAAGACCGTAGGTGTTATACCAGTCTGCTGCTGTGTACATCTGCAGTTGTAGGTCAGAGTTTGTTACATAAAAGTTTGCAATACGAGTTCTAGTATCTGCGCCCTTGCGTGCTGTATCTGAAACCATATTGGTTGCTGAACAGTTAAAGGATGGCAGTGGTGCCATTGCTTCTGCTAAGTCACGTGCTGCTACGTCAATGAAGTTTGCAACCAGAGGCTTTGGGTATTCCTCTGAGAACATCGCAGGGTATACCTTAGAGATATCTCCCTGACGCACCGAGAGCACATCACGCATACGTTGATCTCGCGCTGATGAGCGAGTACGTAAGCGTGCGAGCTTAGCGTCTACTTCTTTGACTGATAACAATTGATGTCCTTAAATTATTTAGTAAATTGTTTTCTTGGGCTTTACTGGCACGGAGAAAATTCCACCAACACGTTTGGTTTCTATAGGTGCTCTTTTTGTAACCTTTGGTTTTTCAGCAGAAGCCTTAGATACCGTCTTGGTTGCTGTGCTTTTAGTCAATCCTGGATACTTCTTAGAGATGGCCTTCTTTGCGTCCATCTCAGCCTTCTTTACACCAGCAGGTGAGACGCGACGTTGTAGCGCCTCTACTGCTGCTGGTCCTGTAAGTGGTTTAGACAATAGTTGTCTTGTTCTAGGCTTAGCACCTACAACTTTAGGCATAGGAGTTTTAACTCCCTTTGATGGAGCACGAGAAACTGTTGGCTTCTTAGGCGCAGGCTTCTTCATCTGTGGCATTACTTCTTACCAGCCTTCTTAGTCATTTTAACTGTAGGTCCTGCTTTTGGCTTACGAGTTAAGGTTGCAGCTGACTTCTTAGTAATCTTAACTGCAGCCTTCTTAGTTGTAGACTTATCTTTAATAATTTCTGCTGGCTTAATCAATCTAACGTTATATGGTTTTGTATCTGATCCATTTGAAACTTTCTTAGATGCAGGCTTTGGCTTTGCATACATTTTTTCTGCTGCTTTAGCTGCCTTCTGAACTACGGCTGAATCAACCTTGTACTTGCGACCTGCTGAATAAATAACGCTCTTGATGTTAGCGCGATCCTTTTGTGTTTCAGCTGTATCCATAGCAGCACTTACTACATCTTGAAACTTGTCTTTTCCTGTTTTGCTGTAAGCACTAGGAACGAAGTTGCTTGCGCCTTGACCTTTAGATAGAACACCTTTTGGTCTTTTTGGTAGAGCTGCCATTACTTCTTACCAGCTTTCTTACCTACTGTACGCTTGACTGCAGTTGACTTCTTAGCAATTGGTTGCATCTTTTGTGCGTTCTTTGGCGTACGCTTAGGTGCTTGACTTAGCTTCTTAGTAACTTTAATTGTTGCATTTTTGAATGTAGTTTTTGCTGCTACCTTGTTTACCTTAGTTTCGTCCTTGGCTGCACCCTTACCACCTGCTGTGTATGGGTCACGACCTGAGCGAACAAATGCTTCATTCTGAAAACGTGACTCAAAGGCACGTACGTAGTTCTGAGCATCCTTCTTCATACGCTTGCGTTCTGGTGTAGTAGCTGGTTGGCGTGCTACTTCAAGAGCCATATCGTACTTGTACTTGTCTTTCTTACCACCCATAGTAATACGAGGGTCATTGCTGCGACTGCTATATTCTGCCATTGTTATCTCCTTATTAGATGAATGTGCGATCTTTCTCGGCGAGCAATTCATCTATATTGATAACTGTTCGCTTGCCTACCTCGTGTCGAGATAGGAATGGGTTTTTAAGATGGTGTGTCTTGTGCATACCTTGGTTGAGCATCTCACGTGCTCGGATCTCACAGAACCAAAGAGCCATCACCATATCGGTCTTGCCTTTAGTATTAGGTGACCACGTAATCAATTGCTCGATGAGCGCCTTAACGTTTTCAGTTTGGTCACTAGGTAAATGAATAAGGTTGTCGCGGTGGTGTTTGCCGTCGAATTGCTTTGTGCCGAACAGTGTGGACATAGAAGCAACACCGAAACCGGAGTCCCACTTGTTGGTTCCAGTATGGTGCTCTCGCAGTAGCACACCCCGTGAGGCAAGGTTTTGGCGGATGCCCTCATCTTGCGTAAGGAATGATTGAAAAGCATTCTTCTCTACGATCCACTCACTAGGTGAGTACAGGGAAGTCCAGTCAAAGATTAGTTGGCGTATCGCAGCAGGCGTTGGCCTAGTAATTTTAATAGCATCAACGATATAGCGTTTATGTGTAGCCCTATCAACAGCGTAACAAACGACGGCTGTATCACCAACCATAGCGGGATCAAGACCACAAATAAAACTAAAGCCGTTGACATCGCGTGGATGACCAGGGTTACCAGGAACCAAGCGACCTGCTTTACGCATACCATCAATAGAACCTCGCACACATACTGGATCAAAGATGGCATCATCTGAGATGTCTTGCTGCTGATAGACCAAAGCCCAGGTACTTGCATCCATAGCTTGGCGTTCGTTGTAAAGGTTGCGACCATTCCAGCGTGGGTATAGGCCGTCTTCGTCTAAATCTGATTCTGTCTGTCCATCAAATGGAGCATCACTTGCAGGCCAGAGAGTCTCCCACTTATCAGGGTCATTGTCTGTAGTAAGCAAAGCTGGCATCGCAAGGTAGGTCCAAGGGACCAATCCACCTGGGTAGCGGTCTTCGTTACGAAGCTCGCGGTATAGGTCAACTGCGGTAACGCGGGTACCTACGATAATCAATTTACCAGTAGGGTTCAAACGAGAGCGCACATCCTGGGTTAACCAGCGGATCTGCTTTTCAAACTCGTTAGCGTTCTTTAAGGTAACAGCGTCATCTACGATAATCATATCGGCACGTTTACCGTAGATCTGACCACCGATACCGACGGCTTCAATGTTCGGGTCCTTTTCAGATGACTCACGAAGCTCATCACCGAAGGTGACACGGGTTGCCTGCCAAGAGGCAGACTTAGAGTTAAACCCTACGCCAGCAGCGTAAGCCTGTTGGAGTGCTTCATAATTTGGATGAGTCAGGCGTTGCTTGATGGCGTAGAGAAAGTCTGCAGCTAACTGCTGAGTCTGAGATACGATGAGTACTCTAAAGTTAGG